ATTTGGTTGTTCTTTACCTTCATCTCCACTCATACCCATTTAAACCCCCTACGTATTTTCCAATCTGCGTACATCCTACCAAAAATCATACCTTCATGAGATTTAATATCTGCACCCTCAAGTAGTTCTCTTTCTCTTTTAGAAAGATTCACATCCATACTAAGGTACTCCTTTTCCCAATTAGAAATATCCTTAAGATGATTGGTATCCATAATTAAAAATTCTTAGGATGGGTTACAACATCACCATGTATCTCACCAATGTCATCAATATGAGCATGATCAACGTGATCAATATGTTCAATATGACCATGATCAATACTGATATGGACATTACTCTCTAGAATATTAGCAATCCTTTCGAGAGCATCAGCAATTCTATCAGCAGGTGATTCCATAATTTATTTAATTTCATTTACATATTATCTTATATATTTTTATATGTCAAGTCCTAGCTACTATATCCCCATCGTCATCTTGACCATCTTCTTCTAATTCATCTACTCTTTTTCTTAATGATTTACTTAATATCTTATCAGTAAATTCAGTATCGGGAGTAAATTTTAAATCAATAGTACCTTCAGAATCTACTTCTGGTTTAAATTTAACCACAAATAATTCATCTCCATCTTTAACTTCAACTAGTTCTGGATGCAAGTCTTTAATTTTTCTTTTACGAGGTTTGGGTTCTTCCATTACCGAACTCCATCCTCGCCATATCATACGCATAGCCAATGCAAAAAGAATAATCCAAGTTAGAATAAAAATTATATCTAATATAGGATTCATCTTCCTGGTATATATCGTTGGGCTTTCTGTGCAGTATCTTGTACCATTGGCATAATATCTCTCTCTACTTTATCTATAACATCATCAATAACATTTACATCTATATCCATGAAAGGTGGTATGATACCTAAAATTCTTAAGAGACCATCAACAAACAATGCTAGACAAGTGAACCCAAGGATCATACTGATGATAGTAGCATCACGATTATGCTTACGCATAGACTCTTCATCTATTGCTCGTGCTTCTGCTAGTGCATCAGCAATCATCATATCTACTTCCTTTTTTGTGTAGAAATCTCCTAGTATAGGTATGTCGTGTATGTCTGGAGACATAAAGATATTTTATATATTTTTTATTATAACACTATTGTCAAGTGTTATAATTATATATTTCTATGTCATTTCACGAACATGATTTAATGGGCGTTTACCCATCTTCTGTTGTTGATCTCTTTCTAAATCATATAATTTTTTCATCATCTCTTGTTTCTTTTCAATGTCGTCTAATTTCTTTTGAACGTCTTTAAGTTCAGACTCTATTGATCTGTCGGTCATTTAAGTTTTAAAATGCTTCTCTCAAACCTCCCTGCTTTGTAGAGGATGCAAGTTGTTGATTTGAGTAAAAGTATTTATATTTTACCTTACTTCAAAATCTAGTTTTCTAACCTTTCTTTTCTTTCTAGATTGCTGCCATGCTATATCCTCTGATGATAAAGTAGGTTCTTTTGGAACCTCATATGAATTTATAATTAGGACATTAGACAAGTCTACAGCAGAGATCTTATCCTCACACACTACCATATTATTAGAACAACCACATGCTTGTGGTTTAGTATTACTAATCAATTCTTTATTACATTCTTTACATAAAACTTTCAACATCGCACTAAATCTTAACTCGACAAACTATTCACCAATTAAACCTTAATACTATACAATATTTTTTTCTATTAGTCAAGAAAGAAAGGTGCCGATGTCTCCTCTCTTCTTCTACTACTAAATATATATACCTGATGCAGGACAACGGCACCTTTTATTTAGCACCTTGACTAACTGTCTCTAGTCTGGTATTCTAAAATTGTAACAATTAGAAGCCATGGAAATCAATCCAATTCCTGATGATGAGTTCTATGATAATGAAGAAATAATAATGGCAGAAGTAGCTGATATAACAAGGTGGGCAGTAGATAGACTAGAAGAAGTAAAACCTATTGGATATAAAGATGCAATCTATAAAGAGTTTGAAGAATGGATAGAAGAAACTGAAGGAGTAGAAGTAATATCCATAGACTTCCAATAGTTTTTCTTCATATATCTACCAAGAATATTAGAATTATAATACTTAGGAGTCCCATCTGAAAGAGACTCTTGTAAAACATTATTCAAAAATAATTGTTTAGTCTCTTCGTAGTTTACATCTCCGAGCCTGGTGTGTAAGGAGAGGATTTCTCTTTTGAACGTTGAGTTTCCAAGAAGCTTTCTATCTGAATTAAGCTCGTCAGAGCTTCCATAGTATCGCTTCCAGTCACTCTCAGACGTAACCCGTCTCTTACCACCTCTAGGTTTACGCTTTTGCCAGAAGTATTTTCTACCGATGTATTGTTTACCATTTTGAAGATTAGTAATCCTGTAGACGAAACCGAAGAAATCGCCAATATCATCAGTAGTGAAAGCTGTACCTTGGTAGTACCAGGGATTTTCATAATCTCTCTCACTAACCTTCGATTCCATTTCATAATCTTTATATCATTCCTCTTTATTTATCTCATTATTAACCACTTGAACTTTTACAGGTTGATTGTTTAAGTAATCAGCAATTCTATGATATGCAACTGCTGTTAACACTTGTGGTACTATAAAGGCAATCATTGCCACAATCCAAAACATGTAGTAATAATTTTCTTTATTTTGAGTTCTCATAGTATTAGATTAATAACGGGATAGATGGGATTTGAACCCACGACCTCTGCCGTGACAGGGCAGCGTTCTAAACCACTGAACTACTATCCCAACTCCTCTACAATATACTATCAATAATCAAATTCGTCAAGAATATCTAATGCGTTATTAAGTGCTTGTTGTGCTGCCCACCTTTCTTTACTATCCCAATCAGGATACCATACCTTATCATCAATCCCCTTCTTTATATTAAGGAGTCTTGCTTCCATATCAGTTTTTTTAAGTCTTCCGTTCATGTAAGTTCTGTATAGATTATTGGGCCAAGTACAACTTGGATATTTCTTTGAGAGTAGTGGGAAGTTCATAAGAAAGACATCCAACATTATATAATATATTTAACTCATATCTATAGGTTTATCATCTATTGTATCAGTATCTCCAAACAAATAATCATCTATCATCTTAGCTTTTATATTGTAAATGGTATTTGGCAACTCAGGTGGCCATGGACTACCAGGTGTCCATTCATATCCACCAGAATCTTTAATTGCTTCAATTAATTCATCCTCATCTTTAGACATGTTAACCTCCTGCAAAATCTTCCCAGTTCTCACAACAAGATTCCTTGTATGCTTTTATCATATCATCAAGTTCCCATTTAATTTCTTCAGAGTTTGAATCCTGAGAAGGTGTCTTTTTTGACATCTTGTTTGATTCCTCCGACGACATAACTTTCTACCTCTGTTTCTTGTGGTGCTACTTGTAGCCCCTTACTACTTATCCAATGCTCTGTCCAAGGTAATGGATTGTTTCTTGCAGGAATATCATACTTAGGTTTCAATCCAATTGATTTTAACCTCTTATTAGCAATCCATTCCACATACTGATGTAATAATTTATCATTCAATCCAATCATAGTACCTTCTTTAAACAAATATTCTGCCCATGCCTTCTCTTCATTTACACAACGATCAAACATTTTATAGGTCCATTCCTCTTCTTCTTTAACAATTTCAACCATATCAGCATCATCACCCTTTCTCCAATTGTTTATTATATTTTGGGTGAGTGCAAGATGTTGGTTTTCGTCTCTGGCAATGAGGGAGATAATCTTAGCAGATCCTTCCATAAGTTTGAGTTCGCCAAATGCAAAACTGCAAGCAAAAGAAACGTAGAAACGTATACCTTCAAGAATGTTGACATTAGCTACTGCCCTATATAAGTGTCTTTTTAAATCTTTACGGGTCCATTCTTCTGATGGAGATCCTTTAGAATCTGGTCTCCACATATTACCTTGACCCCACTCCTGTGCATAATTAATGAACGTATCATAACTTTCTGTAACACTAGAAGCACGTTCTAGAATACGATCATCTTTAATGATAGTATCAAAAACATCTGATGGATCTGGATATACATTCTTAATTACATAAGTATATGATCTGCTATGGATCATCTCCATAAAAGACCATACTTCCATACATGCTTCTAACTCAGGTAGAGAA